CAACGAGCTCCCGCGGGCCGCACAGGTATCGGGGAGCAATCTGATCGCGGTGGAAAGCCCCGCCGGAACGGGGACGGAAGCGGCGACGGTCGAACAGCTCCGGGACTACGTCGCGCACGACGCACTGGAAGCGATCAGCGAAGCCGCCGGGGACGCCGTCGAAGCGGTAGAGGAAAAAGGCGCCGAAACCCTCGCCTCAATCCCCGAGGACTACACGAAAATCACCGGGGATGTTGCTGATTTAAAAAGCGCAGTAACCAACCTCGAAAACGACAACTTTTTTAACTTCGGATTGTTCGCACAGAGTACGACCAAAACGAACAATGATGTTACATATACAAGAGTCAGCGAAAAACGGTGGACTGCGGTTGGTACATCGTCTGCCACAAGTCGTTATTGGATTTTCGATGAAGAGACATTTGTTCATCTGAAAGCCGGGAAAAAGTATCGGGTTGAGTTCAATTCTTCCGACAGCAATATCATGCTTGCCACGCATAAATATGTTGGGTCGACAAATACGGCAGTGCCTATCGTAAACGGTATTCTCACTATTCCGTCAGATGCGACCGGGTTCATGTTCCGGATAGATACGGCGAGCGGCAAGACCGTCAATGCGACGATTGACTTTGCCATTTACAATATCCCGGACGGCATTGAAGCCGTGAAAGCTGACTATCATGCGTTGTTTGCGGAAACCCCAATGGCAAATATTATCCTCCCCTATTTGACAACCATAAACGAAACCTATAAAGGCATTACCTATGCGTGGACGGGAAATACTTGCCATGTGACGGGACGGGCAACCGCTACCTCTTTTACCGATGTTGTTGACATGGCAAGCGGATTCCCTGCCGGGATGAAACCGGGCGGCACATATTGGGCGCATTACTACGGAGAATATATCAGCCTCCGTGTTTACAAGTATGTCAACGGGACACTCAATGTATCTGCGGTTTTCGCCACAAATACTGGCGGGCAGTTCACCATTCCCTCGGATGCAACAGGAATTCTGATTCGGCTATACATCACAAACACAACCGTCACTCTCAACGACTACGTTTCGGTATCCATAACACGGACGGACAACCCGGAGCAGTTGGTTTTTTCTCACAAGATAGCGTTCTTCGGTGATTCTATCGTGCTGGGAAGAGATGGGGACGGTTCATCTACGGATGTAACGCAGTTTACTCTTGCCAATACGATTTCCGAGCGTCTAAGCGTTGTCTGCGACAATCTTGGCGTGGGCGGCATGGGCTATATCGCTCAAGGGAGTGACAATAACAACGCCTATGCGAAAATAGCCGCCACGGACTTGACCGAGTACGATACGGTAATTATGTGCTTTGGCGTTAATGATGGTTTTGACCCTATCGGAACGTATGACAGCACAGATGAATCGACCTGTCTTGGACAGTTCAACAAGATTATCACATATGTCGGGACAAACTATCCGAGTATGAGGATTATTGTTGTTGCTCCGTTAAACGGCAGGAATGTCGGAACGTTCCCGAAATACTGGTACGGCAACGTACCGAGTACGGCATACTCCCGGGGCACGTTGAGCGACACGCTCAGACAAGCGTGTGAATACTACAACATTCCGTACATTGAGCAGAAAGACGGGCCAGTCAACGGATATTCCATCGCAACCCTTATCGGTACTGATGGCGTACACCCGGGCGATGCCGGGTACAAAGCCATTGGTGGATGGCTGTCCGGGGAAATCGCAAGGCTCATCGGATAAAGAAATCTTTAAGTCAGTAACCGCAAGTAAAAAAATAGGCCGCTTCCTTTAATTAGGCGGCGGAGTTCACCACATAAATAAAGAAAGGATTATTTATGACATGGTATGAGATAGCAGCCACTATCGTTTGTTCTATCTTGGCCTCCAACGGTCTGTGCAAGCTGGATATCGAAGACAGATATCGCGAAAACATCGCTTTCGTGAAGATGCAGTTCGGCACGGGATCGAGCAGGACGTTCAACATCTGACGGGGGCGCGACATGCCAACCAAAACCGAACAGCAGCTCGATAACCGGCTTCGCGCCCTCGAAGCGTGGCTCCAGAGGCTGTACAAGGACGCCGAGAGCGAAATGCGCGGGAAGTGGGATAAGTATATGTCCCGCATGGAGGATCGCGCGGAAACCCTGCTCTCGCGCATCAGAGAGGCCAAGACGGACAAGGAACGCGCGGCGGCTGAGACGGCGTACAAGAATTTCCTCAAAAGCAAGACCGCCGGGGATAAGCACTACCTGGATATGGTGCGGGAGCTGGCGCGGGAGTATTCCCGGACGAACGAACGTGCCCTCGAGATCATCAACGGCAAGCGGGCGGAGTTCTTCACAGATGGCTACAACCTCTCGGCTGACAGGATAAACAATGTCGCGATCCGTGAGGGCATCGGCATCCGGTTCGATCTCGTGGATGAGGGCACCGTCGCGTATCTGGCAAAACAGAGAAACGACATGAACTTCCCGACGCCGAAATATCTGGAAGTCACAAAAGACGTGCTGTGGAATATCCGAAACATCAATTCACAGGTGGCGCAGGGTATCGTTCAGGGCGAGGGCATCCCGAAGATCGCGGAGAGAATTCAGAATGTGACCGGGGTCAATGCGGCATCAGCTGTCCGGACGGCGCGAACGATGGCGACGAATTGTCAGAACGCGGGCCGGGTGCAGAACATGAAGACGGCGGAGGAATGGGGCGTAAATACCCGGAAACGCTGGCTTTGCACTCATGACAGCCGGACGCGTGACAGTCACCTCAATATCGACGGCGAGACGGTCGCGGATGACGCAACCTTCTCAAACGGGTGCCGCTGGCCCGGCGACCCTATCGGCCCGCCGGAGGAAGTCTGGAACTGTCGGTGCACGCTGATCACCGTCGTTGATGGGTTTTCGTCGAATCTGCCGAAAGGGAAGGAAAATGCCGTTCATGTCTGGATTGACGGCGAAGAAGTGCGTTCGCAAAATAAGTCCCGTGATATAGCCACAAACCGATTTGGAGAAAAAATTGAGTTTTCAGAAAAGCTAAACTCAAAAAAATGGGATATTGCAAAAGAAACAATAATTGATCTTGCGGAAGAATACGATACAAAACTAAAAACCGTACGCCCCGGAATATCATCGCACGGAGCGGGTTCTGTTCAAATAAGCGGAACTGTTATGGATTTATCGAGTTCGGAACTTAATGTGGTTTTTCACGAATTCGCACACTCAATATCTATTGAAAATCAGACAAAATACGGATTATATAATGAAACAGATTTTTGGAGTGAAATCAAAAGGATTCAAAGAGCCTACAAAAAAGCCGTAAAAGACGATTCGAGCCGTTGGATAAGTTCATACGAGCATTCTTCAAAGGGCGCAGACGAATTTATGGCAGAAGCGTTCACACAAGCCAAAATGGCCGAAATGGGTATTGATATTCCTGAAAAATACGGAAAAGACTATACGTTTTCAAATCAAGTTCTCGATGCAATAGATAAGTATTTCAAAAAACATCGGAGGAAATAATGCCGGATCAAAACGTAAACATCCAGATTCAGATCACGGACAATTCCGCCGAAGTCCTGTCTGCCGTGAAGATGGCAATCAAGCGCGGGCTGTACGCAATGGGCGCAACGGCAGAAGGACACGCGAAAGAGGGCGCGCCTGTCGACACCGGGCGGCTCCGCAATTCGATCACGCATCAGGAGACAGCCGACGCAACGGTCATCGGCACGAATGTTGAGTATGCCGCCGCGCAGGAGCTGGGAACATCGCGCGGCATCCGTCCGAAGCACTATCTTAGAAACGCCGTCGCAAACCACACGGGCGAATACAAAGAGATCATCAAAAATTCGATGCAGAACGTCTGAAAACAGGCGATTTGACATTGCAAGGCACATTGTGATATAATAGTACCGGAGGGACGTATGCAAAAGGACGTTCTCTGTCCCAAGTGCGGGAAAAGGCTGGCGCGCGCGAGGAATGGCGTGAAGCTGGAACCTATGCCGCGCGGGTCAATCCTGCTATGGTGCAAGGGCTGTCGGGCGGAGGTTCCGTTCGAAGCACACGAACCGCAGAAAACACAATATCCAGAGCCTATGAGCCGATAACGTGAGTGATCACGCTGTCGGCTTTTTATATTTCAGATCGAAGCGGGGAAGAAATCCCGCCCGAGGAAAAGGAGATCAAGAAATGGCAAAGTTCACGCGGAAAGAAATTCGCGAAATCATCGGCGAAGCCTGCACGGACGAGATGGAGAACAAGATCATGGCTCTGCATCTCGGCGTTGTCGATCCCATGAAGGACGACATCGCAGACCTGAGGGCGAAGGCCGAAACGCTGGAAGCCGTCACAAAGGAACGGGACGCGCTGAAAGCGGGCGGGGATTTCAAGCAGAAGTTCGAGGACGAGCACAAGGCGTTCGAGGACTACAAAAAGGGGATCACCGCGAAGGAGGCGCGGGCGGCGAAAGAAAAGGCTGTCCGGGCTTACCTCGAAAGCAAATCCATCACCGGAAATAATCTCGAGATCGCAATGCGCGGATGCGGCGCGGAAATCGACGCGGCGGAACTGGACGGCGAGAAGATCAAGGACACGAAAGCCTTTGACGATCTCGTCGGCGGCACATTCAAGGGGCTTGTCGTGAAATCCTCCACCGTGGGCGTGAATACGCCGAACCCGCCCGCAAACAGCGGCGGCACGACCATGACCAAGGAGCAGATCATGGCGATCAAGGACACCGCGACGCGGCAGAAAGCGATTTCGGACAATCATGAACTGTTCGGGTTCTGATCCCGAAGAAAGGACATAACATGGCAAACGAAGTTTACACCACTGCCGAAACCAATCTGACCAAGGCCCAGCAGATGACCAAGGTTCGCGAAGTCGATTTCGTGAACCTCTTTACGCACAACTCCCTCGCAAAACTTATCGAGGTGCTCGGCGTCACCCGGAAGATTCCGATGCTCGAAGGCACCACGATGTACGTCTACAAGACCAAGGCCACGTCCGGCAATCCCCACAGCGGCTCCGTTCCCGAGGGCGAGATCATCCCGCTTTCGCAGTACGAGACCACAAAGGACCCCATCGGCTCGATCACGCTGAAAAAGTGGCGCAAGGGCGTTTCCGCCGAAGCGATCCAGAAGTCCGGTTACAATGCGGCGGTCGTCGAGACCGATGCCGCGCTTCTCCGCGATGTGCAGAACGGCATCCGCACGGACTTCTTCACCCTCCTCAACGGCACGATCACCGGTTCCGTGACCGCAACGGGCGTCGGCCTTCAGGCGGCACTCGCGAACGCATGGGGCAAGCTTCAGATCGCGTTCGAGGACGACACCGCCGAATCCGTCTATTTCGTGAACCCTGCCGACATCGCCGACTACCTCGGCACCGCGCAGATCACTGTTCAGACCGCGTTCGGTATGAACTACATCGAGAACTTCCTCGGTCTCGGCACCGTGATCATCACCAACCGCGTGACCGCTGGCACGTTCATCGCGACCGCGAAGCAGAACATCGTGATGTACTATCTGACCATGAACAGCGACATCGCGGCGTCCTTCGGCCTGACCTCCGATGAACTTGGCTATGTCGGCATCAAGTCCGGCTATGCGAACGAAGAGCGCGCGCAGATCGAGTCCCTCGTCATGGACGGCATCCAGTTCTTCGTCGAGTACGCGGGCGGCGTCGTGAAGGGCACCATCACCGCCGCGTCTTCCACGCCTTCCACCACCTGAATCTGACGAAAGGGGGCGGCTTAGATGACGATGCTGGAGCTTTGCATGGAATGCCGGAACTTTCATAAGCCCGACATTCTGCGCGGACACTATACTATATCCGGCGGCGCGCTGGAGCCGCTCCACGACATCCCGGACGGTGCGTGGGTCCGCATTGTCGGCTCCGTGTTCAACGACGGGTGCTGGCAGTATCCCGCGACCGGGCTGACAGATGAGGAATTCGACGGGGCGGTGTGGCTGATGCACGTCCCGCCGGACTTCATTGCCCTGCTGGACGACATCAACGCATGGGAAGCGGCGAACAAGGACGCCATCGCAAGCGCGGCGGCGGAGATCATCGCTGGCCCCTATACCTCTGAGAGCTTCGCGGGGTACACCTATACCAAAAAGACCAGCCTCGGGGATGTGCCGACGACGTGGAAAGACCCGCGCCTCGGCTTCTCCGCCCGGCTGAACGAATGGAGGAAAATCTGATGCTCTACGCGGACATGATGGAGCCGTTCTGCTTCATCGAGAAAACGCGCGTCCCGGACGGCGAGGGCGGACACACCGTCGCATGGCGGGACGGCGCGGAATTTCAGGCGCACGCGGCATTCGATTCCTCCATCGAAGCGAGGACAGGCGCGGCGGCGGGGGTTTCGTCCCTTTACACGGTCACCGCGCCCGTCTCCACCCATTTGGAATATCACGACGTCATCAAGCGGGTGCGTGACAACAAAATTTTCCGCATCACATCCGACGGCGACGACGTTGTGACGCCGAATCAGGCGACGTTCTCGTTCTTGCAGGTGACAGCGGAGGAATGGGAACTCGCGGGAGGTACGGCATGACAAAAGCGGCTGCATATTTCAATTTCTGGAACAGCTTCGGCGTTCCAGCATACGAAGAGAATTCCGTCCCGGACGGGGAGGACGCGCCGGGTTATCCCCGGCTGACCTACCAGCTCGGGACGGATTCTTTTTCTGACTACGGCGTCGCGCTGACGGTTTCCCTGTGGTATCGAGACACAAGCTGGGTGCCGATCAACGCGAAGACCGAGGAGATTTCCGCCGTGATCGGACGGGGCGGGGTGACCTGCCCGTGCGACGGCGGGAATTTCTGGATCACACGCGGTTCCCCGTGGGCGTTGCGCATGGGGGACGAAAACGACGACATGATCAAGCGCGTCGTGTTCAACGTCACGGTGCGCTGGAATACGCCGGAATGATCCGGCTGAAAGGACCGACACATGAAATTTACTCGTATTCCGACGAATACCTTCCAGAACCTCGCGATGAACGCGGGCGTCATCGCGACTGACTTCACGCCGGGGACGGGCACCCTCGACGAGGCGGACATCCTCGGCGCGACCACCGGCGGGCTGACCGTCACATGCGTCCCCGAATTCGCGGACATGGGCGAGGACGTCGACAACTGCCCGAAGAACACCAAAGAACTCAAAAAGATCACCGGCTGGACGGTGACGGCATCCGGCACGCTCGTCACGATCAACGCGGACGCGGCGAAGCGGCTTCTCGGCGCGGCGACCATTGCGTCGGGCAAGATCACCCCGGACGCAGACCTCGACCCGACGGCAACGACGGGCGACTTCGGCGACATCTGGATCGTCGGCGACTACTCCGACAAAAACGGCGCGACCAACGGCGGCTATGTGGCCTGTCATATCCTCAACGCGCTGTCGACGGGCGGCTTCTCGCTCGTGACTGCGGATCAGGAGAAGGCGCAGTTCGCGTTCGAGTTCACCGGGCACGTTTCGATCTCCGCACAGGACACCGTCCCGTTTGAACTGTACATCAAGGCTGGCACGGCGGAACAGTGACCGGATCAAAATAAGGAGGACACGACATGGGACGCATTCTGGATGCGCGGGGCGACGAAGCCCTTGACGTTCTCGCGGAACTCCTCGGGCCTGTCGGCGAAATCGCCGCAGACCCGGAGATCGCGGGCATGATGAAGACGGGCGGGGGCGGCACGATGCTTGACCTCGCGAAAGCGATGCTGAAAAACCACAAGGCGGCGGTCGTGGAGATCATGGCGATCGACGACAGCAAGACGCCGGACGAGGAACGAGGGATCATTACCGCTCTGACCATCCCCGGGCGGCTGATGAAGCTGTTGTCCGTCCCCGCCGTTTCTGAGATGCTTTTTGGCTCGGCGGCGACGAATCCCTCCGGGACTGGTTCGTCTGCCGCGTCGGGGAAAGGCAAAGAATAACCTCCGTCCCCGCCTTCCTCCGGACGCTCGGACCGATGTACAGGGAGCACATCCGCGACACGTCGTACAGAACGTATGTCACGGATGCGCTCCGTATCATCGGCGAGAACACGGCTAAATTCGGCGGGGGCACCTCCATGACGAGGAGGTGGGCGGAGGTCATAGAATCGCAAAATAGGGGCCTTCTCGCGCACGACACGCGGCCTCCGGAAGAAATCATCGCGGACGTCGCGGAGAAAGCGGGGTTGATTATAACTCATGAACATTTTTGATTTACAGGCGACGATTGGATTGAACGGCGACGCGTTCATGGATGGTGTCGGTCAGGCGCAGACAGCGTTCGAAGGTCTTGGGTCGTCGGTCAAACAGCATTCCGAGGCAATCAAGAAAGGATTGCTTGTTCTCGGGAGTGCCGCTGTCGCGGCGGGCGGTGCTGTTGTGAAAAGTACGGTTGATGCCGCATACGCCGCCGATGATCTCAACACGCTTTCGAAGCAGACGGGCATTGCGACCGATATGCTCCAAAAATTCAAGTATGCCTCCGACGTGATTGACGTACCGCTCGAAACTATTACCGGAAGTCTTAAAAAGCTGACAATGAACATGGACGCCGCGAGAGACGGCACAGGGGAGGCCGGCGCCGCGTTTGCCTCGCTTGGCGTATCTGTTGTAGATGCAAAAGGGGAGCTTCGCAATAACGAAGAGGTGTTCTACGAACTGATTGCCGCGCTCGGGCAGGTAGAAAATAGCACGGAGCGGGACTCCCTTGCACTTGACATTTTCGGGCGTTCGGCGCAGGACTTGAATCCTCTGATACTCGGCGGAGCCGATGCATTACAAAGTCTTGGACAGCAGGCGGAGGATGCTGGATTGATTCTTTCGCAGGATGCTCTCGATGGTTTGAATGAGCTGTCCGATGCGCTTGATACTGCAAAAGCAACTGCGGCGGGTTTCGTAAATGTTTTTGGGACAGCATTTGCCGGAAGTCTTGCAAGCGCATTGAATACAGTCACGGGATTTGCTCATGAGGTTACCGGAGCATTTCAAGAAGGGTTTTCAACAGACGGGATTTCAGGCGCTTTATCATCTGTTGGCGCGGTAATTTCGTCAAAGTTTTCGGATATTTCTTCGGACATATCTTCTAAAGTGCCGGAAATCACGGGTCCGGTCGGTGAAATTGTATCCGCGTTCGAGACGGCAAGCGGCGGCGCGATCTCTACGTTCACCGGCGCGATTGCAGAATTCGCGGGCACGGTCGCGTCCGTGTCGGCAGATACCGTGCAAAGTATTGCGGCTGGCGTGCGAAGTTTCATCAGCGCGTTTGATTCGGCGGAGGTTTCCGGGATCATCGGGACCATCGCCGGGGCGTCGTCCAATTTATTCAGCGCGCTCATGTCGATCCAGTCCAGCGTCATTGAAGATCTCGGGAGCGCGATTCAGACGTTCCTCGGCTCATTTGACTATGAGGGGGCCGCGGGTGCTATTTCGTCCATCGCAACGAAGGCGGCGGAACTGTTCAGCGCGTTCTCGAATGCTGTTGCCGAACGCATCCGGGCTATTGCGGAGCGGTTCTCTGGGTTTGCCACAAAAATAGCGGAACTGGCAACGCAATTCCCGGTTGACTTCGGGAAAATCGGCGGAGCAATTTCGGGCATTATCGGAACGCTGACGGATTTCGCAATGAAGGCCGAGGAGGCGACGCGACCGATCCGCGAATTCTTCGGGAGTGCCCTTGCCACCCTGTTTCAGGGAGCAGTCGGCGTCGTTGTCGGCGCGGCGGGCGGAATCATTAACGCGCTCGCAGACATCGTGAACTTCATCAACGACGTTTTCCGCGCAGGGATCGCGCTTCTTTCCGGTGATTTTACCGGGGCGGCGGAATCGATCAAGTCCGCGTGGGGCAACATCGGCGCGTTCTTCGCGGACATCTGGCAGGCGATCAAGGGCGCGTTCGCTGGCGTGAAAGAGGCGTTCGGCGACATCGGCAGAGACATCGTCGATGGATTGAAAAACGGTATTCTCGGTGCGTGGAGCAGTTTCACAAGCTGGCTCGGCGAAAAGTGCAGTTCCATCGTGGACGGCGTGAAGGGGTTCTTCGGCATTCACTCCCCGTCCCGCGTATTTGCTGGAATCGGCGAAAATCTCGTTGCAGGTCTCGCGCAGGGCTGGTCGTCTGAATTCGGAGACCTCGAACGGACGGTCGGCGGCGATCTTGCAGACCTGACCGGCACGGCGAAGGTCGGCTTTGAATCCTCCGCCCTCGGGCGGTCGTCTGCCGCGCAGATCAACTCGTTCATGGCGGGGCAGTCCTCCGGCGGCACGATGGAGATCAACCTCGTGCTCGACGGCGACGTTGCCGCAACCGCGCTTTATGATCCGCTCCGGCGGGTGGCTTGGCAGAAGGGGAAGGGGGAACCGGCGTATGCGTAAAATCACGATCTCGGACGGGTACGACACGGTGACGCTCCTCTCCGATCTTGAATTCACGTGGAAACCGGAGATCATCGGCGTCCGGGCGCAAATGGCGTCCGGGCGCACGGTGATGGATGTGTCCGGCGTCAAAAACCGCGCGGAAATCCCGACGGGCTGGCTGTCCCCGGGCGACCTCGCGCTTCTGAAACGGATGATCACGCGGAATATTGCGCTGACGGTCCGCTATCCGACGTTCGACGGCGACCGGAGCGACCTGTGCTATATCGAGATGCCGGAATTCAAGGCGTTCAAGTACGGGCCGGACGGCGTGTCTCAATGGTACGGCGTGACGCTGAACATCGAACAGCAGGGGGCGGATGAAGTGTTATGAGACAGACGGGCGAGAACTACAACCCTTTCCCCGATATCCGGTCGCCGAACGTATTTTTGACGTTTCAGGTGCTGTCGACATCGATCACGAAAAACCGAATCGCGGTGACGTCAAACACCGCAAACAAGATGGAGACACCGGCGGCGGCGGTCAACGGGCAGGCGCAGATTGCGCGGAAATATGCGACGCTGGAGCGGTTCGGGTGGAATCTGGACGGCTCCTGCTCCATCCTCCCGGATTCCGGCGCGGAGGTGGGGTACTGGCCCAATATTGTGACGGGCGCGGACTATACGTTCTCCTCGCCCGTCGTGATCTCCTGCGTCTTGCCGAAGCCCGTTCACACGCTCGGCTGGACGTTCCACTTCGACGAGCCGACGCGGATATACTCGCCGGAGGTCCGGGCGGTCTGCTATGACGCGGACGGCGTGCAGATTGATGACTACACGGGAATGTTGGTCGACGGCACCGAGGCCGGGAACGGCTGGCGACTGACGCATTCGGTGACGCAGTATAAGCGGGTGGATTTCACGTTCTCCGCGCTTAATGAGCCGTATCGATTTCTCCGGCTGGTTGAGATCGATTTCGGCATTTCGAGGTCGTTTGACAAGAGCACCATCGGGAACGTGCGCATCCAGCACGAACTTGAACTTGACGGCGGTGCGCTCCCGGCGAAGAAGCTGTCGTTCACCTTCGACAACGCGGACAAGGAGTTCAACGTCCTGAACCCGATTGACGTATACCAATACTGGCGCAACGGGCAGAGCGTCTCCGCGTCCATAAAGATCGGCGACGAGATGATTCCGATGGGAACATATTTCATCAGCCGTGCGGAGATCGGCGAGAACTACTTGACAGCGAAGGTCACGGCCTACGACGAGGTGAACCAGCTCGG